AACGTGATGATTTGGAGATATGGGAACAGGCACAGGGCTTTCAGATGATGTTGGATTTGGGTTCAACAGAAGAGGAACTTGTGGAAAAGACAGGATTCAGTAAGCAAACCATCAGACACAGACTCAATCTTGCCAAGCTTGACGGCGAAGAACTTAAAAGCAAGGATGAAAGCATTCAGCTTACGTTGAAGGAATTGTACGAGCTTGAAAAGGTTAAGAATATTGATGATAGAAACGAGATATTGAAAAAGGCACAAAGGGCCGGGGACATCAGATTGCTTGTTGCAAGTTATCTTGAAGGGAAGGAACTGGAGAAGAAAGCAGGTGCAGCATATGAGGTACTTAAAGGTCGATTTCCTGAAATGGAAGTGATTCCAATATCAGATACATATAAAAGAGGAATGCATACATTACTTTACAGCAATTTAAGGAACATGACCATTGATGAAGTAAGGGAGAAAATGGAATCGGTGGAAATCCGGGGCAAGGCATATTACAGAATTAATTGTGGCTGGATATATTTGTATTCATATGAAGAACCAAAGGAAGAGAAGAAGACGGAAGAACAGTTAAAGAAGGAAGAAGAACGTAAGAAAAAGAAATCAATAAAAGATGAACTTGACAATATGTTTAAAGGGATAGTGAGTCAGGCAGAAAGTAAAATCAGAAAGATTATTCAAATTGAAGAATATCGAAGGAAGAATAATGAAGTATTGCTTGAACAGCTATGGAAATTGGCTCTTAATCTGATGATTCAGTTAAGAGAAGACACAATGATTGATTATGCAATCGGAGATGAGGAAGAAACTGAAGAAAATGTAATGAATGCAAAGACATACATAGAAGGACTTGGAATTACAGGACAATTGTTAATATTAATAGCAGACGAGTTAGAAGATGCATATTCCTACATTATTAACTACAAATCCGAATATGACGAAAAAAACGGCAAAAGGATAATGGAAGTCTGCAGGTTCTTGGAGCAGTTCGGATTAAAGCTAAAAGAGGAAGAATATCAGGTGTTGGATGGAACACATGAGCTGTTTGGAAAGGTGAAATGATGATGAAAGCAGTGAATGGACTAAAAGATATTTTTCTGGATTTAAAAACGGAAAAGTCTATGCTTGGCATGACGGTTTAACTTCTTGGTCGGCTATAGGAGGATGTGAGCGAAGTTGGAAATACGCAAAATTAGCAGAAAGCGAGGAATAAATGGATAGAATTGGGTGTTTAGCAGAAGATAACAGATGTCCAAAGTGTGGAAGTAAAAGAATTATAGAAAACATTCAATACCCTATGGAAACTGAATTTGATTTAAGAACTGGAAAAGAGATATTCAGAGACTATACAGGTAAGAGAATATACAAACCTAGTAATAGGTTACTTGCGTTAAAATACCTTGGTAGTCAGATTGACGCACAGTGCTGGTTCTATGAATGCTCAAAGTGTGGTTGGATAAGTTGATGTTATAGGTTCAAATAAAGCAATTAAGATA